CATATACTGTTACAGTTGGCGGTGGCGGACCTGGAGCAGCTCCTGATAGCCCAAATAATGGAGTTAATGGATCAAATTCATCAGTTACAGGAATTACAACCGCAATTGGTGGTGGGGGTGGCGGATCTAACGATGACCTAACATATTTAGCAAACTCTGGTGGATCTGGTGGAGGTGCTTCAGTATGGGGTCCTGGTTTTGGATCAGGCACACCAGGTCAAGGTAATAATGGCGGTATTGGAGGATATATTGGCAGATATGGAACAGGCGGTGGAGGCGGTGCTGGAGCTGTAGGCGGTGACGCTGTGACATCAGGTAATGCTTCAGGTAATGGTGGTGCTGGTACAGCCACATCTATCACTGGAACACCCGCTACATATGCTGGCGGTGGAGGCGGTGGAAATGATTCTTCGCCTCGCTCAGCAGGCTCTGGAGGCGCAGGTGGTGGTGGTGCGGGCGCTACTGGAACTTCTCCAGGAATTGGAACTTCGGGAACAACTAACACGGGTGGTGGCGGTGGCGGTGGAGGTCGTAATGATGGTGGTGGAGAAGCTGCTGGTGGTGCAGGAGGATCAGGTATCGTAATTATTCGTTACAACGGATCTGTGGGAGCTACAGGCGGTACAGCTAATACCACTTCAGCACCAGGTTATACTGTTCATACCTTTACAGGACCAGGTACATTTACAACAAATTCCAATTTTGGACTTGTTACAGCATCACGATATTCCATCAACTAAATAAAATTATGCCAATTTCATTCTTAAAATCTACTGCAAACAATAACGGATATGTCGTAAGACCAACGGGCTATACATTTCCAGCTGGATTAAACAGCCTCAATACAGGAGCTGCTGACTATCTAGTAGTTGCAGGCGGTGGTGCTGGCGGTGGATATGCTTATGGTGGCGGTGGTGGAGCTGGTGGTTTACTTACAGCATCTACATTTTTAAGAAGTGGAACTACATATACAGTATCTATAGGTGGTGGTGGTGCTGGTGCTGCTACTCAAAATGTTACAGGATTACCTGGCTCTAATTCATCTATATCAGGAACGGGATTAACTACTGTTACTTCTATAGGCGGTGGTGGCGGCGGTTCATTTAATTTATCAACACCTGGTACTGGCGGTTCAGGTGGTGGAATAGCAGGTGGTTCTGGTTCTACTCAAACAGGTGGAGCAGGAACTCCAGGTCAAGGTTTTGCAGGCGGAACTTCTTTTAGTGGTGCAGGTTCAGGAGGAGGCGGTGCTGGTGCAGTAGGTGGTAATACATCTTCAGATGCTGGAGGTAATGGTGGTGCTGGTGCAAACTCATCTATTACAGGCTCTAGTGTAACCTACGCAGGCGGTGGTGGAGGTGGTGCTACAGATGCACCAGGCGGAGCTGGTGGTATTGGAGGTTCTGGTGGTGGAGGTAATGGTGGAGCATATACACCTTCAGCAACTAATGCAACTGCTGGTACAGCTAATTTAGGCGGTGGTGGTGGTGGTTGTAAATGGCAAGGTAATAACACAGGTGGCTCTGGAGGTTCAGGTGTAGTCATCTTATCTGTTCCTACTACTGAATATTCAGGCAATACCACAGGAAGTCCTACAGTTACAACATCAGGACTTAACACTATTATTAAATTTACAGGATCAGGCACTTATACAACCAATAATGCAACCTATTCCGTCAACTAAATAAATAATAATTTCAACTGTTTATTCTGTTAATTAATTAAAATCATATTCAAAGAAACCCACTTCGGTGGGTTTTTTGTTATCCGCTAACTTCAGATTTGACTAAATAGAGTATAAAACGAAGGAGAGTATCTTGGCAGCATTCACCGAAATTACGATAGAAAAAGGCGCTACATTTTCTACTACAATCACAGTAGAAGACACCAATGGTGATGCAATCAACCTGACTGGTTATACAGCCAATTCTCAAATAAGAAAATCTTATTATTCAACGACAGCTAACAATTTAACGGCTACTGTCACGGGTATTGCCAATGGTGAAATCACTTTATCAATGACAGCAGCCAATACATCTAATTTAACTGCTGGGCGTGCATTATATGATTTACTGATTCGTGATTCTTCAGGTGTAAAAACTCGTGTGGTTGAAGGTATCGTTACCATATTACCAAATATCACAACACTATAAAGAGAATATATGGCAATTGTAGGTAAAATTAAGATTGGGCAAACAAATAGAACTGCTATTGTATCTTCTAATTTTAAGCCTAAACCAAATGTAGCTTTGACAGAATTAACGGACATTAACATTTCTAGTGTTCAAAATGGTCAAGTGATACAGTATAACTCAGCAACAGGTAAGTTTGAAGCTAATTCAGTAACAGCAACTGTAGTATCAGTAAATGGTGGTTCTTTTTAAAGATAAATAGCAAACAAAGTAAACAAAGTAATAATGTCTTTTACATAATTGTATGAACTGATTCAGACATAGTTTTTTTAAATTAAAGGAAAATAACATGGCAAACACAGTCATTCAATTAAAATATTCAGACGTTACCTCTACGCCGGCAACGCTAAATACCGCAGAACCTGCGTATTCAAATTCATCCAATAAACTTTTCATCGGTCAATCTGATGGTTCAGTCGTAGCAATTGGTGGTAAATACTATACCGCTCTTGTTGATGCAGCTACCTCTGCAAACACAGCTTCCACGATTGTTAAAAGAGATTCAAACAATGATTTCACAGCTGGTACCATTACTGCAAATCTTTCTGGTAATGCAACAACAGCTACTACATTAAAAACAGCCCGTGGCATTGGTCTTGCTGGTGATGCAACTGGTAATGTCATGTTTGATGGTTCAGCCAATGTTACTCTTACTGTTGACCTCTCGGATACAGGTGTTGTTGCTGGCACATACGGCGGGGCCTCTAATATTGCAGTCTTTACTGTTGACGCAGAAGGTCGTTTAACTTCAGCATCTAATACATCTGTTTCTATTGCAGCTAATTTATCTGTTGCTTCTGATACAGGTTCAGGTACACTCGCACTTGCAACAGACACATTAACCATTGCGGGTCGTGATGGTCTTGCATCAATTTTTGTTGACGCAAATAATACTGTTTTACTTGATGTTGACAACACGGTCGTTAGAACAACAGGCGGCACAATTTCTGGTGATTTGGCTATTACAGGTAACCTAGTTGTTTCTGGTAATACAATCACACAAGATGTTGAAACTCTTGTTGTTGAAGATTCTCTGATTCAACTTGCTGCCAACAATGCAGCTGATGGAGTTGATATTGGTCTCTTTGGTCAATACAATGATGGCACCACAAAATATACTGCTTTGTTCCGTGATGCTTCTGATTCTGGTAAGTATAAACTCTTAACTGGTGGTACAACCAAACCCTCTGCTGGTAACACAGTTGACCCAACAACATTCTCAACTGGTACTTTAGTTGCAAATGTTGAATCACAAAATGTAACTGTGAATGGTGTTAATATCTCTACTCGCCTTGATAGTTCTTTTGGTCACGCCAACGGTGCATTTAATACTGCTAACACGGCAGCAACAACAGCAGGAAACGCATACAATCATGCTAACGGCGCATTTACTGCCGCTAACACGGCAGCAACAACAGCCACAGCTGCTTTTGGTCATGCGAATGGCGCTTTCAGTCTTGCAAACGGTACTGCGACTATTGCAAATACTGACGTAACAAATATATCAACTACGGCAGGCACATATGGTTCTGCAGCAATTGTTCCTGTATTTGCTTTAGAGGCTAATGGTCGTGTAAGTTCTGTTACTAATACAACGATTGCAATTGCGGCTTCAGCGATTACATCTGGTACATTAGGTGTAACTCGTGGCGGTACAGGATTCTCATCTTATACTGCAAACGGTGTTATCGTTGGAGGTCTCACATCAACATCAGCACTAACTTCTGTTGCATCTTCTACTGAAGGTCATGTGTTGCAAATTAGTTCTTCTGGCATTCCAACATTTGCACACCTTAACGGCTGGTCATTCTAATTATAATGAAAGGGTTTTATCATGGACGGAAAGTTTTTAGATGTTTATAACGAAGTCATATTAGATAACTTTAATGCTGTATTGAAACAGAATTTCATGTTTCAAACGCAGTTAAAGTTTGCTGAAGAAAAAGCTAAAGAAGTCGGCGAGTTAGAAAAGAAACTTGCCGCTTTAACTTCAGAAAATTCAGACGCTAATATTTTAAGAGAAGAAATTAAAACTCTTAAAGACACGATTAGCCAAAAAGATGCTATTATTCAAAGTTCAACTAATGCGGATAATTAGCGACACAGGTTACAAACAGCTGTAAATACCCAAATGAAAGAAATTGAAGGTCTTAAAAAAACAATTGATGATTTGCAACAAAAACAAAAAGACCAACAAACACAGGTTACTCAAGCAGAAGAAATGTTGCCAAGCTCAAAGAAAAAGAAAATAAGCATAGAATTACCAGAAGAACAAAAACCAGTTAAAGAGGAATCAAAGAAACCAGGTATTAAAGAAGATGATAATATACTAAAATTTGCTTCAACTGGCGGATCATTCTAGTAAATGGCAAATACGGTAATATCGCTTCGTAGTTCTGGTGTATCATCAAATACTCCTTCACTTGGCGTTCTTGCTAATGGCGAGTTATCACTTAACTTCGCTGATGGCATTCTCTACTATAAATCCGCAGCTAACACTCTAGGTTCAATCCGAACTACACAACCAACTGGACTTAATAAAGAAATTCAGTTTAATGATTCTGGTTCTTTTGGTTCAAACGCTTCTCTCACATTTGATAAAGCAAATACAACACTCACCACAAATAACTTTGTAGCCAATACAATTACTACAGGCACAGGCGTTGGTGGTATTATTGCTGGCGCCAATGTAATATATTCAAATGTTTTCGTTGCAAATACTGGCGGGTATGTTGAATTCTCCGATGGGTCAAAACAATATACTGCTAATGCTGGTAGTACCACTTTAGCACAAGCCGCCTTTGATAAAGCGAATACAGATGTAACATTCATATCAGCTACGGCTGGTGTTTATGGTAATGCAACTCATGTACCAGTTATTACATTAACTGCCAATGGTCGTGTGTCTAGTATTGTTAATACTGCTATTTCGGGTGCTGGTGGTGGTGGCAATTCTTTTGGTGTTATATACACATCAAATAACTCTACATATGCAAATGCTTCAGTATCAACAGACCAACTAAATTTTGTTGGCGAAGCTGGCGTAATTGCATTTGCAAATTCACTTACAAAAACAATTACAATTGCAGGAACTCCTGGCGCACAAGGTTTAACTGTTGATTATGGTTTTGTTAGTCAGGCATTAAATTATAGCATTGATTACGGGACACTATAAATAGAACTATGGCTACTCAAATACAATTAAGACGAGGTAATACTGCACAGACATCCATTTTTACGGGTGCGATTGCTGAAGTTACCGTAGATACCGATAAAAAGACGCTGGTTATCCATGATGGGTCAACCGCTGGCGGTATACCCTTATCTAAAGAATCTACTACCTCAACAATTTTTAATCACGCAAATGGCGCCTTTGATAAGGCCAATTCTGCTAATGTTTTAGCACAGGCAGGATATAATCAAGCCAATACTGCAACAACATCAGCTCAAGCTGCATTTGACAAAGCTAATCAAACTGCACAGTTAGCATTTACGAATGTTTCTGCCAACGGAATAAGTTTAGTTGCTGATGCAAATAATGATACACTTACAATCACATCGGCTGTTGCCAATGGCGTATTTGTAACAGCTAATGCTAGCACAGACACATTAGATATTGGTCTAATAAATTCTGGAGTAACTGCATCTGGTTATGGTGATAGCATTTCTGTTCCAACTTTTGTGGTTGATGCTAAAGGTCGCTTAACGTCCGCGTCTAATACCACTATTCGTTCAGGTACAACATCACAGACAGGTGTTGTTCAGTTACAAGATTCGGTTATATCCACTTCAACAAGTAATGCAGCCACTCCAGCTTCAGTTAAAACTGCATATGATTTAGCAACTACCGCCAATACTAATGCTGTAAATGCTGGCACATATGCTAACGCAGCTTTTGACAAGGCCAACTCTGCCAATGTTCTTGCACAGTCTGGATATAATCAAGCAAACACAGCTACCACGACCGCAGGTCTGGCATATAATCACGCTAACGGTGCTTTTGATAAGGCTAATACTGCTACAACAACAGTAGGTCTATCATATGACCATGCGAATGGTGCTTTCAACCAAGCAAATACTGCCACGACAACCGCTGGTTTAGCATATACCCATGCAAATGGTGCCTTTGACAAGGCCAATTCGGCCAATGTTTTAGCACAATCTGGATATAATCAAGCTAATACTGCAACCACAACCGCTGGTTTAGCATACAATCATGCAAATGGTGCGTTTGATAAAGCCAATACGGCAACCACAACCGCTGATGCAGCTTTTGCTAAGGCTAATTCTGCCAATGTAATAGCACAGTCTGCGTTTGATAATTCAAATACAAAATTTAATTCTTCTGGTGGTACAATATCAGGTGATACAACTGTCACTGGTAATTTAACTATTGTTGGTCAAACAATATATGCAAATACAACAACTGCATTAATTGCTGATAATATCATTACACTTAATGCGGCTATTGGCCAAGCATCTGCACCAACAGTAAATGCTGGTATAGAAGTTGACCGTGGTTCTTCCGCAAATGTGTTATTGCAATGGAATGAAACAACCGATAAGTGGCAATTTACAAATGATGGTTCAACTTACTATGATATTGCTGATGCGGCTCGTTTAGATTCATCATTCACTCACGCTAATGGTGCCTTTGATAAGGCAAATACAGCAACAACAACAGCTGGCTTAGCATATACACACGCCAATGGTGCCTTTGATAAGGCAAATACAGCAACAACTACCGCAGATTCAGCTTACACTCACGCTAATGGTGCATTTAATACTGCTAACTCTGCTACAACAACCGCACAAAACGCATATAATTTAGCAAACGGAACAGCGATTGTCGCAAACACAGATTTCACAACAATATCAGCAACAGCGGGTGTTTATGGTAATGCAGCTTTTAATCCTGTTGTAACCCTCACAGCGAATGGCCGTGTAAGTGCCGTTACAAATACTGCTATCGCAATTGATACCGCTGCAATTACTTCTGGTATATTAGGCGTTGCAAGAGGTGGTACCGGTGTTACAACTTCAACAGGTACTGGTGCTGTTGTTCTCAACACCGCACCAACAATAACTTCTATTAATGTTACAAACACAACTGTATCAACATCTAACACAACTGGTGCAATAACTGTTAGTGGTGGTATTGGTGTTAGAGGTAATGTGTCAGCTAATGGTATCATTTTTGATGACGGCACAAGACAAACAACAGCCGCTTCTGCTGGTGCTTCAATTGGTGATGTGTTGGCACTTTCAATTGCATTAGGATAAAATATGGCAAAACCAGCAACCAGAGCTCAGTTTAAAGATTACTGCTTACGAAGATTGGGTCACCCTGTCATTGAAATAAATATAGATGATGACCAATTAGAAGACCGTATAGATGATGCTCTTCAATTCTTCCATGACTATCACTTTGATGGTTGTGAAAAGATTTACATGAAGCATCAATTCACACAAGAAGATATTGATAGACGCTGGATTTATGCGCCAGATGCTGTCATATTTGTTCACTCTGTTTTACCATTTGATGATTCTAATTCATCTGTAAATATGTTTGACTTGCGTTATCAATTACGCTTACATGACCTATATGATTTCACGTCTGTATCTTATGTGTCGTATGAAATCACTATGCAACATATTCGCACATTAAATTTATTATTCTCTGGTACACCACAATTTAGATTTAATCGTCATCAAAATAAATTGATGCTTGATATTGACTGGTCAAGAGATGCACAAGTTGGTAAGTATGTTATTATTGAATGTTATCGTAAGTTAGAGCCAGATACAATCACTTTAACTGGCACAGTATCAGGTAACACATCATCTAATACGCTTGTTGGCACATCTACCATATTTGACCAAGAAATTATTGAGAATGATTTTATTACGCTGAGTAATGGCGTAGAAGTTCAAGTTCGCAAAATTAATTCGCCAACAGAGATTCTAATTGCAGCCAACACGTTGAGTGCTAATGCGACTGCTAATACAATGACTAAAGAAGGTTATTCAGATGTTTGGGACGATAGGTTTCTAAAACAATACACAACAGCTAAAATTAAGTATCAATGGGGTTCTAATTTAAGTAAGTTTGCTGGTATTCAACTACCTGGTGGAGTGACGCTTGACGGTCCAAGAATTATGGAAGAAGCACAAAGAGAAATTGACAAGATAGAAGAAGAAATGCAATCTTACAATATCTTGCCTAGTGAAATGTTTATGGGTTAGTGATGAATGCCTTCCAATCTTTATTTCAATAATTTCCCAAGGAACATAACTTCAGAGCAGTTGCTCGTTGAAGATTTGGTCATTGAATCGCTTAAGATTCATGGCATGGATGTTTATTATCTTCCAAGAAGTAGCCGTGATAATGTAGATTATATTTTTGGTGAAGACACACTCAAACAATATGTAGCGGCTTATCCACTTGAAATGTATTTGGAAAATGTTACTGGTATGGAAGGCGAAGGCGATTTCATATCTAAATTTGGTTTAGAAATTCGTGATGAAGTTCAACTACTTGTTTCTCGCCGTAGATTTGCAGCTACTGTTCCACAAATAAGACCAAACGAAGGTGATTTAATTTATGTTCCTTTGGTGCAAAACTTCTTTGAAATTACTTTTGTAGAACATGAAAATGACCAGGCTATGTTTTATACATTAGGTCGTGGTCGTGGTGGTAATGTTTATGTTTATGGTCTCAAACTTAAACAATTTGTATTCTCTAATGAGATTATTGAAACAGGTATTACCGAAATTGATGAACAAATCCGTGATGAATACCCAAGAACAAAAATTACAATTAGCGCTGGTTCAGGCACATATCTTAATGATGAGTTTGTTTATGTTGGTTCTAATTTATCTGTAGCAACAGCACAAGCTCTTGTTTACGATTTTGTTCCAAATACATACCTTGAAGTGTATAGAACAATTGGTACATTCGGTTCAGGCACATTAAAAGGCAATACAAGTAACGCTCAATGGACAATTAGTACCGTTGATACAATGACAGTAATGAATACTGCCTTTGAAGATATACAAGATAATGCTCGCATTGAAGCTGAAAGTGATGGCATTATTGATTGGACAGAAACAAATCCGTTTGGTGGTGATTAATGTTAGGTAATGCTCAATTTTATAATAGAACAATACGAAAAGTCGTAGTGGCTTTTGGCACTCTTTTTAACGATATTACCTTACAAAGGTATACTTTAGATGGAGCCACTAAAAAAGAAGTATTCAAAGTTCCTTTATCCTATGGATCCAAAGAGAAATATTTAACTCGTATTACTTCAGACCCTAACCTAACTAAATCTGTCGCCACGGTCGTTCCTCGTATATCCTTTGAGTTGACTGGAATGAGTTATGATACCTCTCGCAAGCAAGTATCAACTTTACAAAACTTCTCAGCGAATACGGCAACGGGCATTAAGACACAATATTCGCCTATTCCCTATAATTTTGATTTTTCAATGTCAATTTATGTAAGAAACACCGAAGACGGTACACAAATACTTGAACAAATATTACCATTTTTTACTCCTGATTTCAATGTTACTGTAGATTTTGTTCCATCTATGGACCAAAAATATGATATGCCCGTGTTATTAACTTCTGTGGCAAATGAAGTTGATTATGAGGGTGATATGTTATCAACGCGTTTAATTATATGGAACCTAGAATTTACAGCTAAAAGTTATATTTGGCCTCCAGTTAAATCTGGCAAGATTATTCGTCAAGCTAACACAAGTATTTACATTGATACTCAATCAAGAACTTCACAAAAAGTATTTGTTGATAAAGCAAACGGATCTGGTTATTTTGCTGATGAGGAAACTATTTTCGTAACAGCCAGAGATATATCTGGTGATGTATCTTATTTTAGCAATTCAAACACCGGTATTTTGGTAATAAGTAACCTAAATAAACTACTTCAAGCGAATGATGTTGTAGTTGGTGCAACAAGTAATGCTTCTTATACAGTTACTAGGGTTGATACAAACCCATTAAGAGCGGTTTTAATTATTACCACACCCGATCCAATTACAGCGAATGTTGATGATGAATTTGGTTTCTCTGAAACAATTTCTGAATGGCCTAATACATAATGTCTAAATTAAATAACAAATTATCCGAAGCATTAAATACTGAACCGGTAGAAATTAATCCCGTGGTTGAAGTATTATCAACTGAAATTGTTACTACAAATGTTGTTGAAGAAGATGCTAATTTTGCTCGTAGTAATATTAGAGAGTTAATTACTAAAGGCAATCAAGCTATGGATCAACTATTAGCTGTGGCTAAAGAATCAGAACATCCTCGGGCCTATGAAGTAGCTGCAACTTTAATTAAAAGTTTGGCAGATATGAATAAAGATTTGTTGGATTTGCAAAAGAAACGCAAAGATTTAATACCTAATGCAGATGGTTTTGCAGGAAACGCAAAAAATCTAAATGTAGATAAGGCTATTTTTGTTGGATCTACAAACGAATTAGTTAAGTTTTTAAAGAACAATAAATAAGGGTTACTATGGAAAAACTGATTGAACAACTTAAAGTTATTTTGGGCACAAACTTTGGCTTGTATTTTAAGTCACACACATTTCATTGGAACATTGAGGGTCCAAACTTCAATGACTATCATACTTTTCTAAATGGATTCTACAATGCAGTTTGGGCGAACACAGATTTAATCGCTGAAAAGATTCGTGCATTGGGTGCTTATGCACCAACAGGTTTAGATAGAATGCTTGAGTTATGTGATATCCAAGATAATGAAAATATTCCACCTGCTATTGGAATGCTTACACAATTAAAAAGCGATAATGACCGATTCATTATTCATTTGAGAGCTGGTATTGTTTTAGCTGACCAAGCTGGTGAACCAGCAATCTCTAACTTCTTACAGGATATATTAGACCAACATCAAAAACAAGCATGGTTCTTGAGTAGTTTAATAAAATAAAATGTCTGAGGGGTATCTTGGTAATGATAGGATCAAACGTGTTGGTATTGAATTATCCTACACAGAAGAACAGGTAGCAGAAATTATTAAATGTACCGAAGACCCGGTACACTTTATACGAAATTATGTAAAGATTGTGAATGTAGACCATGGTTTGGTTCCGTTTGATATGTGGCCATTCCAAGAAGAAATGGTCAAAACTTTCCATGAGAATCGTTTTTGTATTGCAAAAATGCCTCGTCAAGTTGGTAAAACAACCACGACAGTAGGTTATATGTTATGGTCTGTTTTATTTAATCCAGATTACACGGTTGGTATTTTAGCAAATAAAGGTTCATTAGCTCGTGAGATTTTGGACCGATTAACAAAGGCCTATGAATATTTGCCTTTATGGTTACAACAAGGTGTTGTGGTTTGGAATAAAGGTAATATTGAATTAGAGAATGGTTCAAAGATATTTGCATATGCTACATCAGCTGATGGTGTCCGAGGCGGTTCTTATAATTTAATATTTCTTGATGAGTTTGCATTTGTGCCTCATAATATGGCACAAGACTTCTTTCAATCAACTTATCCTGTGATTTCTTCTGGTCAAACGACCAAAGTTATTATTGTATCCACACCAAATGGGTTAAATCAGTTTTATAAGATGTGGACTGATTCAATTGAAGGTCGTTCTACATATAAACCACTTGAGGTCCATTGGTCACAAGTGCCAGGCCGTGATGAGGCTTGGAAAAATGAAACGATACGGAACACAAGTGAAGAACAGTTTCGTGTAGAGTTTGAAACAGAATTTATTGGTTCATCAGCAACATTGATTTCTGGAACCAAGTTAAGAAGTTTAGCATTTCATAATCCATTATCTTCAGATGAAGGATTAGACATATATGAACAACCTATACCTGGCAGACTTTATATTTGCACGGTTGATTGTGCGGAGGGTGTAGAGGCAGACTATTCTACCATTAATGTGGTTGATGTTACTCAAACACCTTATAGGCAGGTCGCTAAATATAGGAATAATAAATTACCATTATTATTCTTTCCAACCATCATCTATTCGGTGGCGAAGAAGTATAATGAGGCCTATGCACTTATTGAAACAAACAACATTGGTCAACAAGTGGTTGACATCTTACACTATGATTTAGAGTATGAAAACATATACAAGTTAGAGCACCATCATATCAAAGGTCAAAGTATATCGGGTGGTTTTAGACGGTCTACTTCTTTTGGTATTAAAACAACCAAGTCTGTAAAGAAAATTGGGTGCGCTAACTTAAAAACACTTATTGAAAATGATAAGTTAATCATTAATGACTTTGACACAATAGCTGAAATGAATACTTTTTCAAGGGTTCGTGATAGTTATTCAGCTGAAGAAGGCAACAATGACGATTTGGTGATGGGATTAGTTCTATTTGCATGGCTAACAGCACAGACTTTTTTTAAAGATTCTACAAGTATTGATGTAAGAAAGTTGATGTTGGCAGAGCAAAACATGTTGGTTGATGAAGATTTAGCTCCTGTTGGTATCATAGATAACGGAAAACAAGAAGAAATTACGATTGACCGTGAAAATAATGATATATGGACAGAAAGAGGTTATACTTCTTCAACTTTCTAAAAAACTAAATAGACTATAAAAGAATTTAATAACAACACTATATTATTCGTAAAGCAATTATTTAAAGGAGAAATCCAATGGCATTTCAGCTCTCACCTGGGGTAAATGTATCAGAAGTAGATTTAACTACAATTGTCCCTTCAGTTCCAACTTCAATTGGAGCATTTGCTGGTATATTTCAATGGGGTCCAATTGACGAAATCGTAACTATTTCGGACGAGGTAAACCTAGTTGAAAGATTTTTTAATCCAAATTCTGACAATTATGAATATTGGTTTTCAGCAGCAAATTTTCTAGCATATTCAAATAACCTTAAAGTTGTTCGTGCAGCTAGTATCGCTACAACAAGAAACGCTGTATCTAACGGTTCAGCAGTATTAATTAAAAATGACGACGCTTATGAAGATAATTTTTCAAGCGGCGCAAGCACATATGGTGAATTTGCAGCTCGCTATGCAGGAGCGTTAGGCAATTCACTTCAAGTATCTCTCTGTGATGCAAACACATTCACTGGTTGGGCTTATGCTACACAATTTACATCAGCACCAAGCACATCAACATATACATCAAACGCTGGTGGCGCTAATGATGAAATTCATATTATTGTGATTGACCAAGACGGTCAAATTACAGGTACTCAAGGTACTGTTCTTGAAAAATATGGTTTTGTATCTAAAGCTTCAGATGCTAAAGATGATTCAGGCAATACAAATTATTATAAAAATGTTATCACAAATAAATCAAAATATATTCATTGGTTAAGCCATCCAACAGCTAATGCTGGAGCTTCATATGCTAATGCAACATCAACATGGGGAACTACAGCTACTAATAAATCTTTTAGTAGATTGTCATCTAATGTAACAATCTCACTCATTGGTGGCGTAGATGGTACAGTTTCTACTGCAAACGTTGTTACTGCATACGACCAATTTGATAATGCTGATTCAGTTGATATCTCATTAGTTGTTTCTGGTCCTGCTAATGCAACACTTGTAACAAGTCTTATCTCTATGGCAGAAAGTCGTAAAGATTGCCTAGTGTTTGTATCTCCAGAAAAAGCAGATTGTGTTGACAACGCTGGATCTGAAGTAACAGATATTAAAGCTTATCGTGACACATTAACAAGCACTTCATATGCTGTATTAGATTCCAATTGGAAATATCAATACGACAAATATAACGATGTATATCGCTGGGTACCATTAAATGGTGACATCGCTGGTCTATGTGCAAGAACAGACCTTGAGCGTGACCCATGGTTCTCACCAGGCGGTCTCAATCGTGGTATTATTAAAAACGCAATTAAACTCGCATGGAACCCAACAAAAACAAATCGTGATGATTTGTATGTAAAAGGTATTAATCCTGTTGTTACTTTCCAAGGCGAAGGTATAGTATTATTTGGTGATAAAACACTTCTATCTAAACCAAGTGCATTTGACCGTATTAATGTTCGTAGATTGTTTATTGTTCTTGAGAAAGCTCTTGCTCGTGCAGCTCGCTTCTCTCTCTTTGAGTTCAATGACCAATTCACCAGAGCGCAGTTTGTTGCTCTTGTAGAACCGTTCTTGCGTGATGTTCAAGGTCGCCGCGGCATTTATGATTTCCGTGTGGTTTGTGATGAATCAAATAACACACCAGAAGTCGTAGATAGAAACGAATTCGTTGGTGATATTTACATCAAACCAGCTCGTTCAATCAACTTTATCCAACTCAACTTTGTAGCAGTAAGAACAGGCGTAAGCTTTGACGAAGTTGTTGGTAAGTTTTAATAAATAGAGAAACAGGAGATATAAAAAATGGCTTTTTCCGTAAATGAATTTAGAAGTCAAATGGTTGGTGACGGTGCTCGTCCAAATCTGTTTGAAGTGTCTATGCCTTTTCCCGTGTTCTCTGCACCAGGAAATGCACAAACTAAATTAACTTTCATGTGTAAAACAGCACAATTACCCGGTGCAACTATCGGTTCTGTGCCTGTTCAATACTTTGGTCGTGAATTAAAATTTGCTGGCAATAGGACCTTCGCAGACTGGACAATCAATGTCATTAACGATGAAGACTTTATCATTCGTAACGCGTTTGAAAGATGGATGAATGGTATAAATAGTCACAATCTTAATGTGCGTAATCCGCTTGCACTTGCACCACTTGGTTACACAGTTGATGGTGATGTAAGACAATTTGGCAAAACAGGTAATACACTTAAAAGATATAAGTTTGTTGGTCTATATCCAACAGATTTGTCTCCAATTGATGTTGATTGGGGCGCTAATGATACGATTGAAGAATTCACAGTAACACTTTCCTACCAATGGTGGGAATCAGTTGAAACTGGTGTAGTGTAACGAGAAGGGCTTCGGCCTTTCTCTTTTTTATAGGATGATATAATATGGCAGTAAAACTCTTTGGGTTTACCTTAGGTAAGAAGGACATTGTCCAAACACAATTACCTGAGCAACCTTCTTTTGCACTTCCAACAGAAGCTATGGATGATGGTGCAGTCACCATCACCTCCAATGCTCACTATGGAACTTATGTAGATTTAGAAGGTTCAGTTCGTAATGAAGTTGAGTTAGTAACACGCTATCGTGAGATGGCAAACCATCCCGAATTAGAAATGGCGATTGACGATATTGTCAACGAAGCCATCACCCATGATGAAACAGGCAAAGTAGCTAATATTGTTTTAGATAAGCTCAAGCAGCCTGAATCTATTAAAAAGAAAATCCTTGAAGAATACAATAACATTCAGAAGATGCTTAACTTTAGCAATCTGGCTGATGATTTGTTCAAGCGTTGGTACATTGACGGCAGAATTAATTTTCATGTAGTTGTTGATGAAAAGTCGCCTAAAGAAGGTATCAAAGAATTAAGATATATTGATCCACGCAAGATTCGTAAAGTGCGTGAAATTAAAAAAGAGCGTGACCCTAAAACGGGCGCTCAGATTATTGCTTCTGTCGCTGAGTATTTTGTTTATAATGATAAAGGTACAACAACACAATCTTATACTTCTAGCGTAAATGCTGGGTTGAGAATTGCACCAGAATCTATTATCAATGTAAATTCAGGTTTAATGGATGCTAAAAATACATTCGTTATTTCGTTTTTACATAAAGCAATTAAACCACTTAATCAATTAAGAATGATTGAGGATGCAATTGTTATTTACCGTATATCAAGAGCACCTGAAAGACGCATATTTTATATTGATGTGGGTAATTTACCAAAAGGTAAAGCCGAACAATATCTTCGTGATGTTATGGTTAAATATCGTAACAAAATGGTTTATGATGCTCAGACGGGCGAATTAAGAGATGACCGCAAGCACATGTCAATGCTTGAAGATTTCTGGTTACCTCGCCGTGAAGGTGGTAAAGGAACAGAAATTACTACATTACCAGCTGGTCAAAATCTTGGCGAGCTAGAAGATGTAAAGTATTTCCGTCAAAAGTTATTACAGTCATTGAATGTGCCTATTTCAAGATTAGAACCACAACAAAGTGGTATGATTGGTGTAGGTAGAACAACCGAAGTAACACGAGATGAAGTTAAGTTTGCTAAATTTGTTCAACGATTAAGAAACAAATTTTCTCAAATTTTTGACCAAGCTCTTCGTGTTCAATTGGTGCTCAAAGGTATTTGTACCACAGAAGAATGGGAAGATTTTAAAGAAGCCATTTACTACGACTTCCTTAAAGATAATAACTTTACCGAAATGCGTGATGCTGAACTGCTCCGTGAAAGAGTAAATCTATTACAGACAGTTGACCCATATATTGGTCGTTATTATTCATCTAAATGGGTTCGTAAGAATATTCTTCAAATGAATGATGAAGATATTGAACAGATGGAAAATGAAATTAAACAAGAAGACAATAACGGAACTGGTGGTCCAACAATGCAAGGCGGTGAACAAGTTTCACCTGACCAATATCCTCCAGAAGATAACACATCTGAACGTGGTAGTGAAGATTCAAAAACACCTCAGCTTGATGCTGATGTTGAAAAGTATAGTAACATAAATAAAGCCTAATGGAGAAAATTATGGAAACAACACAATTTATTGACCAACTTGCAGCTGGTGAAGCTAACCAAGCTAAAGAAACACTCACAGATATTTTATCTGCTAAAGCTTTTGAAGCACTTGAAAATCGTAAGATTGAAATTGCTAAATCAGCCTTTGGTGGTGTAGAACAAAACCAAGAAGAAGAACAAGTAGATATTGAAGTCTTGGATGCTAATGAAATCAATGGTGTCCAGATGAGCGATATTGAAGTTCAAGATACGGAAGACAGTCCAGCATAAGTATGAAACTTTTAAAAGAGTTTAAAGAAAACCCAATTGTTGAAGAGGAGAAACAAGATTACTCCAAATTTGACGCATTGGTACGAGCTGGATTAGCAAACAGGTCTCAAATACAAAGAATTCATCGTATTTTAGGCAAAATGGGCGAAGAGAAACCAACCTTCAACCCAACTGACCGAGCTTTAATGCAGATGCTTTTTTTAAGAATGACTGATTTGATTACAAGTAAACAGTTATTTCAAAAAACAAGACAAGCTGTTCGTGAAGAATACGAAGAAATTAATGAGGCATCAGATTCAAGTGATCCTCCTTTTGTATTGGTATTAAAGAGAAAAGCCATTCGTTTATATCCAAATGGCCAAAAAATTGCTCTTTATTTTAACAACAAAATTAACAAATATTTTAGTGTTCCTTATGGTCCTGGTGTTGATTCTAACATACAGGCAGAAGATTTGGAAAACGGTATAAATAGCATTAATGAAAATGCTATAGCACAGTTGCAAAAGATTAAAGATAATCATCAACTCGGTATGGTAAAACATAACGATGGAACTTCAAGTAAGGTTGATGTGCAAACTGCTCATGCAATTATTACCGTTCATAAAAATTTGAACGATGAGAATAAAAAGAAGTTTGAAGATATGGTTGGTAAGTCACGCCAACATTTACAAAAAGCAGCTGAATTTTCGCAAAAGAGAATGTAGTGTTAGATTTTGTTAATTTAATATTACAAAATAAATTAGACGAAGCAAAGAAAGTATTATTTGACCGTCTTGATGAAATGGTTGCAGAACGCACAGAAAGTGCTAAGCGATATGTAGCCGCAGACAGGTTTGAAGAAGTAGAGAAACTTGAAGAGGTTGCTCGCCGTAATACCAACATCATTAAGATGGGTAGAATCAATAAGATTCGCCGTAGAATAAGAAGAAATGCTAAAGGACGAATTGTTGTTCAAAAGAACAGAAGACGTTCAGGTATAAAAGGTTATCGTATTTCTGGTAATACAGTTAAACGAATACCTGCAACAGTAAGATTAAGGAAAGCCCGTTTATTAAAACGGTCATGGAAAACAACTAGAAGAGCAAAGCTTCGCAGAACATTAATCAAACGAAAAATGTCTATGCGTAGAAGAGCCGGATTAGGACTAAAATAAAATGCCATTTGAATTAATTAACTCCATAAGAAGTCCTTCAATTATTCGTATTGAAGGGACAGGTACAACTACGGTTGCTTTAGCTAATTTATCAGTAAATGCTAATGAAACAGTAACAGCTGCAAATATTAAAAGAATAAATTGGTCAACAAACGGCAGTATTCAAATTGTCCGAAATTCTGTACCAATCGCCTCTCTACACGGTACAGGTGAAATGCGCTTTGATGAATATGGGTATTCAATTGCAAACAATAGCACTTCATCTATTGTAATTACGGTCAATACCGGTGGCACAGTAGTATTAGAGGTATCAAAAGAAACAACTTACGCAACAGCATTAACAGGATTCTAAAATGAAACTAATCAGAGAAACCGTAGAAAATGTAAAATATATCACAGAGGCTTCTGAAAACGGCAAGAAGCATCTTTATATTGAAGGTACTTTTCTTGTTGGCGATACTGTTAATCGTAATAACAGAATGTATAAAATGGATACTCTCCGAAATGAGGTAAACCGTTACAACGAAGAATATATTAAAACGAATCGTGCATTAGGTGAGTTAGGACATCCTGACACACCATCAATCAATCTTGAAAGAGTTTCTCACAAAATCGTATCACTATCGGAAGATGGCAATACATTTATTGGTAAAGCTCTGATCCTTGAAACACCTTATGGTCAAATCGTTAGAAACTTTATTGACAATGATGTAAGTATTGGTGTATCTTCAAGAGCTCTTGGTTCAGTAGTTACAACTAAAGAAGGTTATAACCTTGTCCAAGATGACCTAAAATTAGCAACAGCGGCAGACATTGTTGCGGATCCATCAGCGCCAGGCGCCTTTGTAAATGGTATCATGGAAAATAAAGAATGGATGTTTATTGAAGGCAAGTTTGTGGAAGCTGACTTTGACCGTGCAAAAACGCAAATTCGTAAGGCATCTTCAAAACAAATTGAAGAAGTAGCCTTAAAACTGTTTGAAAATTACCTCAGAAAACTTTAATTTTATAAATAAGAAATCATAAGGAGATTCCTAATGGCAACAAATAAACTCATGGAAGCAGCTGCTGAAGCCCTTGCATCAAGCAAACAAAACGCACCTGCTGAACCAATGCACAAAATGGACGCAGAGGTCGTAGACCTAGGTGGCCCAAAACAAGATATAGACGCTAATAAAGCTGGCGGCGATATCTATGACAAATATAAAGTTGATGGTTCCAAATCTGCTAAAAAGGCAGAAGATCCAAAAACTAAACCGTCAGATGCTTCACCAAAACAAGAAGAAACTGAAGAAGAAGATGCAGAAGTAATTGCTGAAACTTCTCATATGGATAAGAAAGATGAAATGAAGAAGAAAATGAAAGAGGACATTGATGCCCTTTTTGCAGACGATTCTACAATTTCTGAAGATTTCAAATCTAAAGTTTCTACAATTTTTGAAGCTCGTGTCGCTGACCGTGTATCACAAATTGAAGAAGAAACAGAAGCAAAATATGCTGGCATGCTTGAAGAAGCAGTTGAGTCTATTCGTGCTGACCTTACCGAAAAAGTAGATGACTACCTTTCATATGTTGTTGAACAATGGATGAAAGACAATGAAATCGCTATCGAATCTGGTCTCCGTTCAGAGTTGACAGAAGACTTCATCGCTGGTATGCGTAACCTATTTGCAGAACACTACATTGATGTTCCTGCAGAAAAAGTCGACCTCGTTGACGAACTTGCTGGTAAAGTTGAAGAACTAGAAAGCAAACTCAATGAAGAAATCGAGCGTGCAGTAGACTTAAAGAAATCTTTAGTTGAGTCACGCAAAGTAGAAATGACCCGTGAAGTATGTGAAGGTCTTACCGCTACTCAAGTTGAAAAAATCAAATCACTCGCAGAGAGTGTAGAATTCTCCACAGAGGACGAATACAAACAGAAACTTGAAACAATCCGTGAGAACTATTTCCCTTCTAATGCTAAGAAAGCAACAGAAGCACAACTGCACGAAGAGTTTGAAGAAGAAGAGGCAAAGAAAGTCATTAATGACCCATTCGTTGCTGCTGTCTCTCAAGCCATTTCTAAGACAAAAATTTAATTAGTAAACCCCAAGGAGATAACACATGTATTTGTCCGAAAATCTACAAAAGAAATGGGAAGGTGTCCTGGATCATCCAGACCTAGCCCCAATCAAAGACCCGTATCGTAAGGCTGTTACAGCAGTTATTCTTGAGAATCAAGCTCAAGAAATGCAAAAAGCAAACGGTGGTTATTTGAACGAAGCAGTTCCAACCAATTCAGCATCTGCTGGTTTGGGTTCAGCTGGTGCAACAGGCTTCTCGTCTGGTGCTACTGCAACAGGTCCAGTTGCCGGTTTCGATCCAATCTTAATCAGTTTGGTTCGCCGTTCACTACCTAACTTAATCGCTTATGATGTTTGCGGTGTGCAACCAATGACAGGTCCTACAGGACTTATCTTTGCAATGCGTTCTACTTACGCATCTGCATTAGGTACAGAAGCTTTCTACAACGAAGCTAACACAGGTTTCTCCGGTCTTGGTACCGCTCAAACTGCGTTGACTGTTGGTGGTCAAACTGCTAACACATTCGTTGCAAACGGTGCAGGCGTTGCCGGTATGTCTACTGCTCTTGCAGAAGCATTGGGTGATGGTTCTAACACCTTCCAAGAAATGGCATTCTCTATTGAGAAAGTTACTGTTACTGCAAAGACCCGTGCTTTGAAGGCAGAATACTCAATCGAACTTGCTCAAGACTTGAAAGCAGTTCATGGTTTAGATGCAGAAACAGAATTAGCAAACATCTTGTCTGCTGAAATTCTTGCAGAAATTAACCGTGAAGTTGTTCGTACAATCTACTCTGTTGCTAAGACTGGTGCTCAAGTAGGTACAACTACTGCCGGTACATTCGACTTAGATACAGATTCTAACGGTCGTTGGATGGTAGAAAAAGTTAAAGGTTTGGCATTCCAAATCGAAAGAGAAGCCAATACGATTGCTAAAACAACTCGTAGAGGTAAAGGTAACATCATCATCGTTTCTTCAGATGTTGCATCTGCATTTGCGATGGCTGGTTTGTTAGACTATAACTCTGCTTTACAATCACAAGTTAACTTAACAGTTGACGATACTGGCAATACATTTGCTGGTACAATGTTTGGTCGTATCAAAGTGTACATTGACCCATATGCAACTACAAACGCAACTTCCGAGTTCGCAGTTGTTGGTTACAAAGGTTCTAATGCATATGACGCTGGTATTTTCTACTGCCCATATGTTCCTTTGCAAATGGTTCGTGCAGTTGACACTGGTACATTCCAACCAAAGATTGGTTTCAAGACTCGTTACGGCATTGTTGCAAACCCATTCGCAGAAGGCACTTCAAAAGGCCAAGGCGCATTGACTGGTTTGTCTAACAACTACTACCGTGCGTTCAAGATTGCAAACATAATGTAATCTAAAAGTCACCGTTAAGAGTGACATTTTAAAGAGACCTCCCACAAAGAGGTCTCTTTTTTTTGGTGCATAAATAAGCATATGACAGCTACTAATAGAAACCCCTCCAATCCAAATTTTCTACAACAGAATAAGTTTATATTAAACTTTGGTAGAGCACCAAGCATACAATTTTTCTGCCAGTCAGTAAGTGTGCCTGGAATATCATTGTCTGAAGTGCCTCAATATACACCATTTGTTGATGTATATGTTCCAGGTGAAAAGGCAATTTATGATGTTTTAAATGTTACCTTTATTGTTGATGAAGAGTTGAAAGGTTGGTTAGAAATACACGATTGGATTCGTGCAATGACTTTCCCTAAA